AGTAAAAGAAGGTAAGATTTCTGTAAAAGAATACAGAAATCGTGCAGATGAAATAAGACCTATACGTTTAGTTTCAGAAGTACCTAAACCTGCAACAAATAAAGAAATTGTTAGTGCATTAAATAGCAAACAAAGACAAAATCCTCTTATAGGTTTAAATGCAACAATACCAGAAAAAGATATTGTTGAGGTAAGGTTAAATATACCTGCTTATACTGATTATAATGTTTGGATTCCAACAATAAGACACAACAAAAAAGAAAAGTATAAAGCTGCTATAAAAATACAAAATGTAAAATTTATACAACCTGATTCAAGTGGTTCAAAAAAAGCACTTAATGTTGCTACAGGTGTGGAAAAAAGTCCATTTGCAGTTATGACAGGAGAATATGTAGATGGTTCTGATGATGAATTATTTAACATGGCGAAAAAAGTTTTTGATGATGATGGGTGGACACAAGTAGGGTATGACCCAATAAAAAGAGGTTTCTTTTATGATAGAGCAACAGGACAAGCAATCTTAGAAGCAGATGAAGTAATTCAGGTAGGGCATTTGGTTTTAGCAAAAAATGCAAAGAAGGTAGATCCAGATCTTTTTTCTTTTAATCAAGGTGGACTAACTACAGATGAACAAACACAAAAAGTATTTAACAAGGGTGGAACAACAATGGAACAACAGATGAGCCTATTTGAAGAAGGTGGAATGAAAGATGATGGACTAGATAGAGATCCTGTAAGTGGTAATGAAATACCTCCGGGATCATTAGCTAGAGAAGTTCGTGATGATATACCTGCACAATTAAGTGATGGTGAATATGTTGTTCCTGCAGATGTTGTTCAGTATTATGGTGTAAAGTTTTTTGAGGATCTACGTGCAGAAGCAAAGCGTGGTCTTGCAGAGATGGAAGCTACAGGTAGAATAGGTGGTGAGCCAGTAGAAGTAGATATGACTATGATTGCTTTTGGTCAAAAGAATGAAGACAAGAAAGAAAAGAAAGCTACAGGTGGTGTTGTTGGATTTGATAATGGTGGTGTTAGTTCAGATATGCAACAGATAGAAAAGTCTAGAACTTTTAATCCTGCAGATTATGCTGTAACTGGATTCACTCCAAGCAGTCCTATTTATCAAACAGGTCAAGGTCAACCACAACAAAATAAAACTACTATGACTTATTATCATGGACAAACTGGTGAAGCAAAAGTAGTTACTTTTATTAATGGTGTTGTAACTCCTGCTACTGATTTAAAGTTTACTCAACCACCTTGGTCTTTAAATAAACCAACACAGACTCAACAACAAGTTGCTAGCAGTAGAGATGATAAAGATAGAAAAGATCCACCTCCGGGTTGGGGAGCAGATCCTGAACAGTTTGATTTTACTGATTGGACTGAAGATAACTGGAATAAAGAAATAGATTCTTTAGTTACTCCTAAAGGAGTAGGAAAGCATGGATTTTTTAGAGCATCTGGTATTGCTAATGCTTATGCTGCTATAGAACTTGCTAAAGCTAAAGGTATAGATACAACTGAAATGGAAAAGAAAGTTAAAGAAGCTTATGATGATTTACCTACTTATGGAAAAGTTATTGTAACAGGTGCAAATAAACTTCTTAAACTTGGTGGAGAAGGTGGATATGCTAAGACTATATCATTTACTAATCCAAGCTATGCTAACTTAGGTAGTGGTAGAACTACTACTACTGATGGTGCTAATGGTGGTGAAAAGAAAGAAAAAGAACCTAAAATTTTTATAGAAGGATCTCCTTCAAGAAAACCTTCTAGGGAGGAAAAAGAACGAGCATCAATACAACAAAAAGAAGTTATAGATAGGGTTAAAAGAGATAAAGATAAATCATATAGAGGACAAAGTGCTATTGATAAAAAAGTAAAACAAAAAGAAGAAGCAGATGATCCATTTGAAAGAACTGGAGAAAAAAGAGCAAAAGGAGGATTAATACAAAGACCAAAACGTAAAAACAAAAAGTAGATTGGCTACTCAACAATGTTGACCCCAAGAAAGGAAAAGTAGAATGCCAGAATTAGAAAATGAAAAAAAAAAAAAAACTGCAGGATATATGAGCAGAAGTAGATCTAAGTATAAAGAAAAAAAAAAAAAAGAAGAAGAAGAACTAAAACAACTTATGGAACAACAAGGTAAACCTCAAGAAGTTCAAGAAGAACAAAAAGTTGAAGAAAAAACTGAAGAAGCTAAACCAGAAGTTGAACTTAGTGATGAAGAGAAATCTTTTAAAACTCGCTATGGCGATATGAGAAGACACCTAGCTGCTAAAGAAAAAGAATATAATGCCAAGATTAAGGAGCTAGAGGATAAACTAGGAGAAACTAAAAAACTAGTACCACCTACATCTGATGAAGAACTATCTGCATGGGTAGAGAAATATCCAGATGTGGCAGGTATAGTAGAAACAATAGCCGACAAACGAGCAAAACAAATGTTTGATAAGGCTAATATACAATTAGAAGAACTTAATAAAGCAAAAGAAGAAGCAACAAGGAGTCGTGCAGAGAATGAAATTAGGAAAGCACATTCAGACTTTGACGAGCTACGTGATTCCGATCAATTTCATAATTGGGTTGAAGAACAGCCTAAGTGGGTTCAAAACGCTTTGTATGAAAATACGGATGATGCTGCTTCAGTTGTACGTGTTCTTGATCTGTATAAAGTTGATAATGGACTTACGAGATCTGATAAGAAAGATAAAACAAAAGCTGCTGCCTCGTTGGTAGACCGAGGATCTAAGACAAAAGTAGATCCAAGTGAGTCTTCAGACAAGATAAGAGAGTCTGAAATTGCCAAGATGACGGATGCAGAATATGCAAAGAATGCTGATAAAATAAATGAAGCACACAGATCTGGTAAAATAATCTATGATTTATCAGGAAATGCAAGATAAAGACTTGACAAAAAAGAATTTATCTGTATAACTAACCCTTAGACACAAAGCCTCTACTATAGACTACCTTTGTGTATAAGTAATACGAAGACTAAACTAGTAAAAGACTACCTATATAAGTATAGACCCATTGACTTTGAGACTCGCTATTTCACTGTTAAATGCACTCTAGAAAATATAGCCTCTTCTATAAGGTTAGCTTTTAAATAAGCCAAACAATAGGAGGATTTTATTATGGCTTTTCAAACAACGTCAGGTTATGGGAATTTACCTAATGGTAATTTTTCTCCTATAATCTACTCCAAACAGGTACAGCTTGCATTCCGTAAGTCAACTGTTGTAGGAGACATAACAAACTCTGACTATTTTGGGGAGATTGCTAATCAGGGCGATACAGTCAGGATTATCAAAGAACCTGAAATCTCAGTTAAAGCGTATGCCAGAGGCACTAACGTAACAGCACAAGATTTAGATGACGAGGACTTCCAACTTGTTGTTGATAAAGCAAACTATTATGCTTTCAAGATGGATGACATTGAAGAAGCTCACAGTCATGTGAATTTTATGCAACTTGCAACTGACAGAGCTGCTTATAGATTGGCTGATAACTATGACCAAGAAGTATTAGGTTACATGGCAGGTTATGCACAGTCAACACTAAACGCAGTAGCTGATGGTGTTAACAGCACTGTAAATGGAACTAAGGCTGTATCAACAGCAGGATCAGACGAACTTCTTACTTCTATGAAGTTAAAGAAGGGATCATTTGCTAGTATTACTACTTCATCTGCAGATGACCACTCTATTCCTGTTCAGAACTTAGCTCCGGGTGCAACATCTGTTTCAACTGCAGCTGTTACTCCAATGGTAATCATCAACAGAATGGCTAGATTGTTAAATCAACAGCAAGTTGACTCACAAGATAGATGGTTAGTTGTTGATCCAGTTTTCATGGAACTATTAGGTGATGAAAACTCTAAGTTGGTAAATGCTGACTTTAATGCAGCTGAACTAAAGAATGGTCTTGCATTGACTAATTTAGCAGGATTTAGATTGTATGTATCTAGTAACCTACCTGCAGTAGGAACTGGTGCTGCTACATCTGGAACTGCTAACCAAAACAGTAACTATGGTGTTATTGTTGCAGGTCATGGTTCTGCTGTTGCAACTGCTGAACAACTTAGCAAAACAGAAACATATCGTGACCCTGACAGCTTTGCTGACATTGTTCGTGGTATGCACTTATATGGTAGGAAGATACTTCGCCCAGAAGCTATCGTAACTGCTAAATATAACGCAGCTTAAGGGAGGATTAAATAATGGCTACTTTTGATTTAACAGCTAAATCCACCACTGGCGTTGGTGCTAATGTCGTTGCAGGTTTACCTACACAGTCAGGTACACACGTAGTAAGAACAATCCAAGAGTATTTAGATATAGATGCTCTTATAGCAGCAGGTAATACTATTGCTAATGGAGATGTCTTTCAAATGCTTGAGATTCCTGCAGGAACACTTGTTCTTAATGCAGGTGCTGAAGTAATGAAAGCTTTTACTTCAAGCTGTACATTAGACATGGACTTTGGTGGTGGTGATGACATCATTGATGGTGCAGACATAACCTCTACAGGTTATTGTGCTGCAGGTTCAAATGGTCAAACCAACACAGTCGTAGGTTCTGCAGCCTCAACTTACACTCAATTTATTGGAACAACTGATACAATTGATTGTACGATTGCAGGAGCTGCAGCAGCTACAGGTAGACTTAGAGTTTACGCAACTGTGATTGATTGTAACGATCATGGTGCTGTAGACAGAGCTACTGAAGTAGACAGAGATCTACTTGCTTAATAAATAACATTGGGAGGGCAGGGCAACTTGCCCTCTTAGTTTATCTAAAACAAGGATGTACTATGGCAACAACATTTTTAACTTTAACAAATGAATTGTTACGTAGGCTCAATGAAGTTACTCTAACAACAGATACATTTGCTACAGCTAAGAATGTTCAGGCGATAGCAAAAGATGCTATTAATAGTTCTATAAGAGAAATACTTCAAGATGGGCATGAGTTTCCATTTTTAAAGACTACACAAACCCAAACACTGACAGCAGGTACAGGAACATATGATTTTCCTTCAGATATGTCTTCAGTGGATTGGGATAGTTTTTATTTAAAGACACTTACTTCTGAATCTAATACAGCTAAATCTTTACCTACAATATCTTTTGAAAGCTACACTAGAAATTATAGAACAATAGAAGATGCTGCAGGAACAGGTGGTAGAACTGCACCTGATTTAGTTTATCAAACAGCAGAAGAAAAGTTTGGAGTTACACCTATTCCTAATGCAGCTTATGTAGTAGAATATGTGTACTATAAGTTTCCTGATACATTAGGTATTAATGCATCTACTGGAGCTGCAACAAATGGTACAGACAGTACCTATGATACCCCCATTATTCCTGAAAGATTTAATTATATTATTATTGATGGTGCTATGGTTTATGTGATGAGATTTAGATCAAATGAACAAAGTGCTCAAATACATCAGCAAAAGTTTATGATGGGTATGAAAGCTATGCGTAGACTATTACTTGATGATAAACTTTCTGTAGAATCTACAATGATACAAAGACCTAAATTTTCTTCACATATGTTGAGTCTTGGTTCATAATGGCAGATAATTTACAAACCTTTAAAGTTATATCTAGGGGTGGCTTAAATACAACAGGAGATGTTTTATCTCAAGGTCAAGACTTTCCGGGTAGTGCTACAAAGCTATTAAACTATGAACCTGACCTACAGGGTGGTTATAGAAGAATAAGTGGTTTTGCAAATAGTTATGGCACAGTTACTGGAACAGGCTCTGTATTAGGTGTATGTGTAGCAGATGGAATACATAATGGTATACTAGCTGCAAGAAAACCATCATCAGGAAGCAATTACTTGCACTATTGGACAGGATCTGCTTGGACTGCTATTACTAGTGCAGGTTCACCAACAATGGTTGGCGTTAGTAAGGTTAGGTTTACCAGAATTAATTTTGGATCACCTAAAGTTGTACTTACAGATGGTATTAATCCTGCAGCTACTTATGATGGTAGTAGCTATGTTCAGATAACAGACTCTAATGCTCCTACTGATCCAGTAATATCAGAAGTTTATCAAAATCATTTGTTTTTAGCAGGTGATCCTGCAAAGAAAGATGAGTTATTTTTTAGTGCTCCATTAGCTGAAACTGACTTTACTCCTGCAAATGGTGCAGGTAATATTAATGTAGGTTTTGATATTGTAGCTATAAAAGTTTTTCGTAATATTCTTTATATCTTTGGTACTAATAATATTAAAAGACTTGTTGGTAATAATAGAACAGATTTTGTATTAGAGAATGTTACAAACAATTTAGGTTGTCTAGCTACAGATAGTGTAATAGAAATAGGTGGTGACTTACTATTTTTAGCACCAGATGGTATTAGACCTATTGGTGGTACTGCAAAGATTGGTGACGTTAATCTTGAAACTGTATCTAAGAAGATACATAAAACAGTACAAAATACTATCAATACAGAAACACTTACAGGTTTATCTTCTGTATTAATTAGATCAAAGTCACAGTTTAGATATATGTTTGCAGGAACAAGTTCTGTAGGAATACTAGGAGCACTTAGAGAAAACCCTCAAGGTGGTTTTGGTTTTGAGTTTGCAACATTGTTTGGTTTTTCTGTTACTTGTGCAGATAGTGGATACATAGGAACAACAGAAACAATTATACATGGTGACTCTACAGGTAAAGTTTATGCACAAGAATCAGGAACATCTTTTGCAGGATCTGATGTATTAAGTATTTATCAAACACCTTACTTATACTTTGAAGATCCAAGACAAAGAAAAATATTTTATGATATGTCTACGTATTTACGTGCAGAAGGTGCAATATCTGTTTCATTAGGTATAGTGTATGACTTTGAAGATACAGATATTCTTAACCCTGCTAACGTAACATTTAGTGCTACTGGTACAGCAGCTGTTTATGGTTCAGCAATATTTGATACAACACAAGTTTATGATGGTAATCCCTCTCCAGTAGAAACAGCAACATTTACAGGATCAGGTAAATCTATCTCTTTTCGTTTTGTTGCAGAAGATACAAATGCTAGTCACAGTATACAGGGATTTACAATTACTTATGGATTAGGAGATTTAAGGTAATGGGTACAGGTTACACAAGAACAAATACCTCAGATATTCAAGCTGATGAGGTCGTTAAATCAGCACCATTAAATGCTGAACTTAATGCTGTTGTAAATGCTTTTGCAGCTTCAACAGGACACACACATGATGGTACAACTGCAGAGGGTGGTCCTATTACCTCTTTATTAGGTATGAACATTACAATAGGTGATGGAACTGCAGATACAGATGTTACCATAACTTTTGATGGTCAAACAAATGATGGTGTTCTTAAATGGATGGAAGATGAAGATTACTTCCAGTTTAATGATAACATTTTAATCAATAGCACTGGAAGACTTAACTTTGGAGATACAGGAACATATATTCATCAATCTGCTGATGGTGTGCTTGATCTTGTTAGTGACACAGAAATAGAAATAAATGCTACAACAGTTGATTTAAATGGTAATTTAGATGTATCTGGATCTTTAACAATAGCAGGTGCTGCTGTTACAGCTACTTCTGCTGAAATAAATATACTTGATGGAGTTACAGCCACAGCAACAGAATTAAACATTATGGATGGTGTTACTGCTACAACTGCAGAGCTTAACATAATGGATGGAGTAACCTCTACTGCTACTGAACTAAATATACTTGATGGTGTTACTGCAACTACAGCAGAGATAAATGCTTTAGATATAACAACAGTAGGAACATCAGAAGCTTCTAAGGTTGTTACAGTAGATAGTAATGGTGACTTAATTATACCTGACAGTGACAAGTTTAAATTTGGTGCAGGTAGTGATATGCAATTATACCATGATGGTAGTGACTCTTATATTACTAATGCTACAGGTGCATTAAAACTTGCTACAGAGACAAGTGGTATAGCTGTAACAATAGGTCACACAACTTCAGAAGTTACAATTGCAGATAACTTAACTGTAACAGGAACAACTACTCTAGATGCTACATCTTTTGGTGATGCTAATATTACTAATGTAGGTGATATAGCTCTTGACTCTATTAGTGCAGATGGTACAGATATTAATGTAGCTATTACAGATAACTCTGCTACTTCTTTTACTATTAAACAAGGCTCTGATGCTTATTTAATTGTTGATACAGGTAACAGCAGTGAATCTATATCTATAGGTACAGGTGTATCAGGTACAGCTATTACAATAGGTCATGGTACTTCAGAGGTAACAATAGGTGATAACCTTACAGTAACAGGTAATCTTACTGTTACAGGAACACAAACAGTTGTAGATACTGTTACTATGAACGCTCAAAATGCCATTGTATTTGAAGGTTCAACTGCAGATGCTAATGAGACAACTTTAACAATTACTGACCCTGATGCTGATAGAACAATCAAGTTACCTAATCAATCAGGAACACTTGTAGTATTAGCTGCAGATAGTGATACAGCAGTAACAGCCACACCTGCTGAAATAAGTATACTAGATGGTGACACTAGTGCTTCTTCTGTTACTGTAGTTGATGCTGATAGAGTTGTTCTTAATGATGCAGGTACAATGAAGCAGGTAGCTGTTACAGATCTAGCAGCCTACTTTGATGATGAAATAACTGCTATGCCAAACCTAGTAACTACAGGAGCATTAAATAGTGGTAGTATTGCAACAGGTTTTGGTGCTATTAATAATGGCTCAAGTGCTATTACAACTTCAGGTACAATAAGCTTTGGTAGTCTTACAGATGGTTCTGTTACTATTACAGACATTGCAGATGAAGATGACTTTAGTAGTGACAGCGCAACTAAACTTGCTACACAACAATCAATTAAAGCCTATGTTAATACAGTAGCAGGACAGGCTAATAATGTTACTGGTCTTACAGCAACAGGT